TTAACTGATAATATTGCTTTCCCATGGTTTGCATCAGCGGGTTACACAAGAGGTTTGGTTAACGGAATTAAGGCACGTAAAAAATTAACACAAGACGATAGAGATATTCTTTATAAAGGTAGAATTAACCCAATCGCAACGTTCTCAGATGTTGGAACAGTTATTTGGGGTAACAAAACTACTCAGGTTAAAGAATCTGCACTCGATAGAATCAATGTTAGAAGATTGTTACTACAGGCTCGTAAGTTGATTTCAGCAGTCGCAGTAAGACTATTGTTCGAACAGAATGACGACCAAGTAAGACAAGAGTTCTTGGATTCAGTAAACCCAATCTTAGATTCAATCAGAAGAGATAGAGGTTTGATTGACTTTAGAGTCGTAGTTCAGAACACTCCTGAGGATTTAGATAACAATACATTAGTAGGTAAAATTTATCTAAAACCAACAAGAGCGTTAGAATTTATTGATATTGAATTCTTAATTACACCAACAGGTGCATCATTTGAGGATATCTAATAATTATTAAATGGGGGATACTTCGGTATCCCCCATTTTTAGCCATTAATTAAACGTTTAATAAAAAATAAAAACATGGAATTTAAAAAGAAAATTTTAAGAGAGTCTATGGAAATAGAAAGTAACGGTGTTGAGACTTATTCTGAAAAGCCTCAAAACATTGTTGTTACGGAATCTCAGTTAGAAAGATTAATAGAAAGTTTAAATAAGTAATTTAAATGAATCTTAAACAGATTATAAGAAAAAACTTAATTAGTCTATCTGAAGGTATAGAAGATGGTAATCCCGATTTAAAGTACTACGCTTTTGATTGGGACGATAACATTGTTACTATGCCAACTCAAATCATGTTACAATCTGAACAGGGTGGAGAAGTCGGCATGTCTACAGAAGATTTTGCAGAATATCGACAAAGAATCGGAGGAGAACCCTTTGAATATAAGGGGGAAATGATTGTTGGATATTCCGAAAATCCTTATAGGAATTTTGGAGTAGAAGGGGATAAGAGATTTATTGTAGACTCTTTATTAGCGGAACCTGGACCATCGTGGAATGATTTTGTGGAGTGTATAAATGGAGGTTCTATTTTTGCAATTATAACCGCTAGAGGTCATACACCATCTGTTTTAAAAGATGCAATCTATAATATGATTGTTACAAACCATAATGGGATTAATTTACAAACACTAGTCAATAACCTTAAAAAATATCGAGATTTGTCAGGGGAGGTCTTAAAAGACGACCAACTACTAATCAAAGAATATTTAGATATGTGTAAGTATCATCCTGTGACTTATGGTAAAGGTTCTGCATCTAATCCTGAAGAAGGTAAGATAGAAGCTTTAAGAGAATTTATTAGTTATGTTAAATATCAGAGCCAAAAACTAGGTCAAAAAGTATCATTCACAAATGACGTTAAAAACAATTTTGTACCTCAGATTGGTTTTTCTGATGATGACCCAGGTAATATAGAATCTATAAAAAAGTTTTTAGATAAAGAATATGAAGAAAGCCCAGTAAAAACTTATTTAACTAAAGGTGGTGATAAACTAGAAGTATAATTTATAACTGCCGGAATAAGATTTTACAGATAAAAAAATAAAAGTAAAGAGAAAAAAGTTCTGAGCTGATATTTATAATTAAATAAACAAGAAATTTAAAACCAAAATACTATGGCTGATTTATTAATGAAAATGCCCGTACCGTATGAACCGAAAAGGAAAAATAGATTTGTTCTTACTTTCCCTTCATCATTAGGTATAAACTCGTGGTACGTTGAGTCAACTTCAAGACCCAATGTCCAAATTAATTCTACAGAGATTCCATTCTTAAACACTTCTACTTATGTTGCTGGTAGATTTACATGGAATACAATTAATGTAACGTTTAGAGACCCAATCGGACCCTCAGCATCACAAGCGTTGATGGAGTGGGTTAGATTAACAGCAGAATCTGTTACAGGACGTATGGGATATGCGGCAGGGTATAAAAAAGACTTAGACTTAGAAATGTTAGACCCAACAGGTGTAGCTGTTGAAAAATGGATTCTACAGGGTACTTTCTTAACTGATGTTAATTTCGATAGTTTAGGGTATAGTGATGATGCGTTAGCAACAATTACCGCAACACTACGTCCTGATAGATGTATTTTGGTTTACTAATACTATTGAAAAAAAATAAATAATTAATATATTTAACCATAGGGTTTATTCCCTATGGTTTTTTTTTATATAAAAAATGGAAGATACTACAAGACAATACGGTCAACAAGAATTTAACTTACCACACGATGTTGTAAGTTTACCATCTAAAGGTTTGTTTTATAAAAACAAAAAAAAGTCTTTAAAGATTGGTTATTTAACCGCACAAGATGAAAATATACTTATTAATGCAGCAAATACAAAAGGTATTGTTAATGAATTAGTACGTAATAAATTATATGAACCTGATATTAGAGTTGAAGACTTATTGGAGGGTGATTTGGAAGCAGTATTAATCTTCTTAAGAAATACATCTTTTGGTCCTGACTATACGTTTAAACTAAGAGACCCAAAAACAAATAAGGAATTCGAAAAGACGATAAGACTAGACGAATTAAATATTATCGAGCCTGAATTAAAGCCAGACGACAACGGAATATTCACCCTTAAATTACCAAAGAGTGGAAATACAGTAAAATGTAAACTATTAACGATTGGAGACATAGAAGGGATTGAAAGAATTTTAGAGCAGTATCCACCAAATACTACACCACCTAGAGTAACCACAAGATTAGAAAAACAAATTGTAAGTATTGATGATAATAGTGATAGAGAATACATATCAAAATTTATACTAAACTTACCAATTATGGATTCAAAACACATAAGAAACACTTTAAGTAAGTGTGAACCTAAAATAGACTTAGAAAGAGTTGTTAACGCCCCGTCAGGAGAAAGAGTGAATGTAAGAATCACCTTTGGGGTGGAGTTTTTTCGGCCTTTCTTCTGAATTGCGCACAGTTATGCTTGATGAGATTTATTATCTTGTTAGACATGCAAACTTTTCATACAAAGACTTATTAGAAGTGCCCACATATGAAAGAAAATATTTTATAAATAAACTTTCTGAAGAATTTACTAAAAGGGCAGAACAAATAGAAAAGAGTAAATCAAGAAGATAACTATTTATAATAAAATAGAATATCTATGTTATTACAAACAACAGGTTCTGACGCGTTGGATAAAGGTAAGAATGCGGTAGATGCAGTAACACAAAGCGCAAAAGGTTTAGAAAGGGCAACTAAGTTAGCGGATATTAGTCTACAAAATTTAGCTTCCACTATGGGTAAAATGTTATTACCCGCAGCAGTTATACAAGATGTTGATAAGTTAAGAGAGTTAACTTATGATATGACACGACAAGGTTTAGGACAAACAAAACTTGTTGGAGACGCAATTGCCGACACAATGGCAGAAGCGACATTTGAAACTTTACAGTTTGGGGTCGGCTTAGACGATAACTTAAATCTAATGAAAGCCATGAATGACTCTATGAGAACAAATACACTATTAACTAGTGAGCAAGTGGTGAATATGCAGGCTATCGCAAATAACGCTGGAATAACCGGAGCAGAATTAGCACCAATTGTTGAAGGATTTAGGTCAATAGGTGTCGGAACAGACAAAGCAATTGAAAATATAAGTGATATGTCAGAACAGGCTCGAAATTATGGAGTCAATGTCGGAGAATTTATGAAAGGTGTGGCATCTAATATTAAAATGATGTCATCATACAACTTTAAAGATGGAGTTGAAGGATTCTCAAAGATGGTAATGAAGGCACAAGCACTTAGAATTGATGTCGGAAAGACTTTTACTATGGCTGAGGGTCTACTTGAACCTGAGAAGGCAATAGAAATGGCAGCAAACTTCCAAATGTTAGGAGGAGCGGTTGGAGACTTAGGAGACCCATTCAAACTATTACATATGGCCCAAACAGATGTTGAAGGATTACAAGACGCTGTTTTAGGTATGGCTGAATCTGCGGTGTCATTTAATGAAAATACGGGTGAATTTGATATATCCACTACCGAAATGTACAGGTTGAAAGAAGCTGCGGGGGCTGTGGGTATGTCATATACAGAAATGACAGATATGGCAATGAAAGCTGCCGAAAGAACCAAAAAACTTGATATGTTAGGCGGTCTTAGTGAAATAGATGACGATAAAAAAGAACTTCTAGCAAGTATGGGTAACATAAAAGGAGGTGAAATTGAAGTTCAAATACCGGTATTTAATGAAGCGGGTAAACAAATAGAAGTCGCAACAAAAAAGGCACAGGACCTCAACAAAGCCGACTTCGCCACCTTGGAAAAAATGCAAACAGAATCTGCGATGTCAGATAAAGAAATTGCTGTACAAAATATGGGATATTTGGAAACTATTGCGAATACGGTTGCGTCGGCAGATTTTGCACCTGTTATGTTAGGGACCAATACAAAAGGGGTTACCGATGCCCAAGAAGCGTTTAAAGGAGTTGCTGATGAGGCATTATTAGGTTTAAATGAAGCTTTTAGTGCAGATGAGGTTGCGGAATACGGTAGAACACTCACAAGACATATTGCAGAAGGAATGAATAGTGAGGAAGCGGCACAAGACTTTCAAAACCAAGCAGGAAGAATAGGACAAGCTTTAATAGATATACCACAAATTATGTTTGACAAAGCGAATGAAAAATTAGACGAAGAAAATCTTTTAAAAGATTTAAAATTAGATGAGATTATAGTTACAAAATTAGAAGAAATAAGTACTTCATTTTTGGGTGTTGGTGAATCCTTAATAAATGCGTTTCCCCCCGAAGTTGCTGACCAAATAAAAGAACAAGCGACTGCCGTGAGTGGTGGATTAATTTTAGTGGGAGATGCACTAGAATATGTCTTAGGTAGAAATATCGATAAAATTATGAGTGGAAGTCAGGACAACAGTCAGGATAATAGTCAACAACCGAACCCCTCAAGTAATACAGTACCGACTAGTTTACCAATAAACCCCTCAAGTAATACAGTACCGTCTAGTTTACCAATAGAAGAACCTGAGGAGCAAGACTTTATATTAAGACCTGGTATGGACCCAGTATCATTTAGAAAAGATGATTTAATACTCGGAGGAACAAAATTATTTGACGCGGTTAACAGTATAAATGGTATGGGTGGTAATATGGATACGGCAAATGCAGGTTCTGTAAACGGAAATGTAAAATTAGATGTTGGAGGTAAAATAGATTTAAGTGTTGATGGAAAAAACCTACCCCAAAACATATCATCTGAACAATTGGCAATGGAAATAGTTAACAACCCCAACTTCACTAGTAAATTAATATCAATATTTACTGACTCAAATAACACTTATTCTGTATAAAAATTTAGAATTAATCTATTTATATAAAAATAGATTTATATGCCGAGTGAATTAACATTTGATGCAACAGAAAACTTTAGAAAAAGACTGTTAATTAGAAACCTTGAGCCGTACAAAGAAGGTTATAAGGGAAATGATAGTCCTGGTAGTTCTGAATTTTCTCTAAAAGACCTTGGAGTTGTTGATAGCACTAGAGTTACTGAACTTCAAGTCAATGAAGAAGCAAAGAAAAGGGCGTTTATATCTAACCAATACGGTCCCGAAGGGGGGTTTAAAGACCTTATAGATATAAGAGATGTAGAAAAAAAGATTGAACAAAGAGAAAGTTACTATACTTTTGTGGCTTCAACCTACAACGCATTTAATCTACTTACATCTTTTAACCCTACAGGAACGAACGGAAGTTTAACTCAGGATTCTGCATTGGCACAAATTGCGGGTAACCAACTAAAAACCGAGTTTGAGTATCGTATCGCGGAAGAAACATATCAACAAACATTAGGTAGAATTAATGTAATTGATGCATTATCTGACCCATTTGATGCATTAGCTATTGCGACAGGTAATGAACAAGCGATTGAAAGCGATTGGAAAATATCTGTACCTGATAATATTATTGGTAAAGGATTAGATTTTATTAGTCGTATATCGGGAGTTTATTCACCATATTCATGGATTCCTGGTAGTTACTTCACAAAAGTTGAAGAACAATCAAGTATTAATCAAGCATCGAGGGGAGATGGGGAGTATAGTAATAGAGGGACACTTTTACCACAATCAAACAAAAGGTCATCTGAATTGATGATTTCTAATAGTGGTAGAGGTCAGACAAAAAGATTATTTAAAAGTTTATCTCTTAACGTATTTGCTCCTGATTACACAGATAATAATAGGGCATTTGGATTAAATGCACCTACAGGAAATTACTATATCGGTAGTAAAGAAAGGGACCCATCAAACGCAACATTCCCTGAAAACGAGTTACCTGTAAATGAATTTGGAAATAAAGTTAGGGTTCCTGTAAGGGGATATAAGTTAGGGGATGACTATGAATCAAGTGGTAATGCGTTTGGTGTATTTAAATTTGGACTTAACGGAACGAATTATATAAGACCAAATACATTTACTAACAGTAGTTACGACGCACCTAGAATACAAGGAGGATTTACTTGGGCGGGTGTACCTAGTATTGATAACGAGGGTAAAAGACCGACAGGGGGAGGTGGTGCAGGCTCAATGTCACCACAGTTTCAAAAAACTGTATCATCACCATTTAGTGCGTCCTTATCGTTACAAAATACTTTTAAAGAAGGGTCTATATTAGACGAGACACAAAAGTTAATTGACGCAGCCGAAGAATTAAAAGGTGATGCAAGATTACAACATGTTGGAACCGCAATAAACCAAGTATCTAAAGTTTTCAATGATGGTACAAGAGAGATGACTAAAGGTTCAAGGGTGTATCAATATACTGATTCATCAACGGGTGAAATACAAGGTATCGAATATTGTCGTGTATTTAGTAAAGATATACCATATTTTTCTAATTCTGAATTACAGAAAGAAGACGGTATGACTAATCAAAACAGAAGATTCCAATATTCTGTACTAGATAACACCTATAATCTTAATATTGCACCATTTAGAGATGACGATTCAACAAACATACAAGATGACAAAGTAAAGAAGTATATGTTCTCGATTGAAAATTTAGCTTGGAGGACATCGAGTAAACCTGGTTTTACTTACTCTGATTTACCTGTTTGTGAAAGAGGTCCTAACGGAGGTAGAATTATGTGGTTCCCACCATACGATATGAAGGTATCTGAAACAAATTCAACAAATTGGACGTCTAATGAATTTTTAGGAAGACCCGAACCTATTTACACATATAATAATACAACAAGACAAGGTAGTTTATCTTGGAAAATAATTGTTGACCACCCATCAATATTAAATGCAATTGTTGATAAAGAATTGGCGGGAGAAGATTCACAAAAAGTAAATGATATTGTTGACTCATTTTTTGCGGGATGTAGAAAATATGATATATATGAATTAGCACGAAGATTTCCACAATTTACATTAAAAGACATCTATGAAATTGTAACAGAAACAACAGACATAAAAACATATGAAAACTTTTCAAAAGATATTGAAAGAATTAATATAACTGAACAAGAACCCGTAATTGAAGATTACACAAAAGAAATTACTGAGTCAGATTATGCATTTGAGTTTTACTTTGATAATGATGTACCAGGACCAAGAACTTCATCTGCGGTAACAACAGATGAAAGTTATGAAAGTAATTTAAATTTATATATAAGTGCAGAAACTAGAGACACATACTTTATAAGTGCTGACGAAGACCAACAGGTTCCTGTTGACGGGTTTTACGAAAACTTCTTAGGTGATGAAACCAATAATATAATAAAAACAAAAACCGAAAACTTAGTCATGAAAATGGCTAAAGCGTTAGAAAAAGGAGCAGAATCAATTATAATTGATTTAAAAGGGTCCGCTTCATCACCAAACTCTAGTGAATATAACCTATCACTTTCAAAGAGAAGGGTAGACTCGGTAAAAAAATATATACTATCATTTCCTCAGTTAAGTAATTATAAAGATAAAATAATCTTTAATGAAGTATCGGTTGGGGAAGATACCGAAGTGAATATGGGAAGTGGTGACTACGGTACCGAAAAATGTTCTACAGCGTTAGTAGGTAATAATACAACATACTCAGTCACTGCTATGGCATGTAGGGCTGTGACTATAAAACACATAGAAGAAGTTCCCTCACCACCCGAACAAAGAACTACTGAAGTACCACCAGAAGAAACGATTATAACTGACACTATAACAGGTCAAACAGAAATTATAAGACAAAAAGAAAGTAAATCATCACAACCAAGAAACGAAGCTGCTAAAATAATAGTTAAAAAACTTTTAACTGAGTGTGACTACTTTAAAATGATGGAAGAGAGTACTCCTAGGGTATATCAAGGCATTAAAGAAAAGATAAAATATTTTCAACCGGCATTTCACTCTATAACTCCTGAAGGATTAAATAGTAGACTTACTTTCTTACAACAATGTTTAAGACCTGGTGACACAATACCAGTTATAGGTGAAGACGGTAAGCCAAGAGAAGGTGACGTTAAAAACACCGCGTTTGGAGCTCCACCTATCTGTGTATTGAGAATCGGAGATTTTTATCACACAAAAATTGCAATTCAACAGATGAGCATCAATTTTGAACCATTAACGTTTGATTTAAATCCTGAAGGTATTGGAGTTCAACCAATGATAGCGGACATTAATATGAGTTTTTATTTTATAGGTGGACAAGGTATAAAAGAACCCGTTTCTAGATTACAAAATGCGTTATCATTTAATTACTATGGTAATACTGAAGTTTATGATGACCGTTCGGTGGTTACCGAAGATAGGTCAGAATTAAACAGGGACACCTTAAATAAAATAAATGACTCAAATGACTTCTCATTAACTGAAAATGGTCAGGTTGAAAGAAGTGAAGAGGCGGGAGACACAATAGGTGAAATAACAAGTACTGAAACAGGTTCTGAACTAACAGGAACAACACTCGATTTAATAGGTGAAATAAACTATAAAACACCTGTTGTCGACTACGTCAAAAAAACACAAGCATATACACAAAATATTATTACCACTGTTGAAACCGTAAATACATCCCATTCAAGAATAGGTCTTTATTATCTAACACAAAAAAGAAACTACACAGAAGGTTATGTAACAGGATATTTAGATGGTAGTAATGAATATGAAACAAATTTATTTGGTAAACCGATAGAGATACAAAATAGGATTATTGATTTAAAAAACAAACTATTAGAAGATGTTGATAATGATGAAAATCCATTTTTAAAAACACCTACTACAACAATCTATGAACAAAATTTAAAAAATAGTGATATAAAAAAATTTAAAAAGAATTTAAAAACACTTATTGAAAAAAGAACAAATGAATATGCTCAGATTATGGAAGGTCACGGGAATAGTGTAGTAGGAGTACAAACAGATTTTACTAGAATTAATGATAAACTAAATTTAATTACAACAAGTACTGACGGTTATAAAAACAAAAAAGGTAGGGCATTTATACTTTCATTATCAGCAACTACTGAAGTTGACCCTTCGTCAGATATGATAGACACATACGGGGAGTTAGTTGACGACATCCAAACAGTGGGAGAAGATATGAAAAATTTTTATGAAGAATTATTTCAGGGAGTAGATAATAGCGATGATGATTTTGATTTTGAAGACGAAGACGATAATATAAGTTATGGTCTTTTACCTGAAAAAGATAATTTATACACAGATTTTTTATTCCCACCTTATAACACAGAACCACAAACAAGATTTTGTACGATTAATTTTGGTTTTGTAATTAACAACCCTGAGGAATTAAAAAGACAAATTTTAGGTGAAAAACTAATAGAAAAAGCAGAATGGGTATTTTGGGTCGACACAGTAATTAACGGTATAGGAACACAGCCAAATAATTTTTCAGCGGGCTCATTACCAAATAATAATTGGGGACTACAAAGTATATATAAAAAATTACAAGAAGACTCAAACAGAAGTGTCGAGAGGTTTAAAAACAAACCTATATGTCTAAAGTTTAATTTATATCAACCGTTTAATTTAGAAAAAACAAGAAACTTTACATACGTACAAAAACCACAAGAATCGGCTAACGACAGTAAGGTAAATTATTTTAACGCAACATTTAAATCAGGATTAAACGATGGACCTAAAAACATTTTTAATGAAAAATATACTTTTAACTAATGAGATACTATAATAGATACCAAGATTTTTTAGTTAACGGAAAACAAACAGTAGTTCCATTCGTTAATATCCCATCTAAACCTACAGATAAAAAATTTATTTATAAAGTAAGTAGGAGTAGATTAGATAAAGTAAGTATGGAATTTTATGACACACCTTACTTTGGTTGGTTAATTTTGGCGGCAAACCCTATGTTCGGTGGGTTAGAAAATAATATTAGTGATGGGGCGGTTTTAATTATACCCTTTCCTTTAGTGAATTCTTTACAAGATTATAAAAAGGCATTAGATACACACTTCTTCTATTATGGCAGGTAATGAATTTTATAACAATCAAAATGTATATGTAGAAAC